TACCACTTGACCCAGACAACATTCACTACGCCGAAATCCTACGCCAAGTAGAAGCTGGCGAACTGACCATAGCGGATGCTGACTGATGGAAATGACCAGCCTTGTAGATATGCTGCTTGGCTTACTCGCTGCTGCAGGTGCGTGGTGGGCTAACGGCATGACCCGTGAACAGAAAAGATTAGAGATATTGTTAAACAAGACACGTGAAGAGTACGCTACTCGTGAAGATGTACGCAGTGATGTACGACAAGTGATGGAAGCATTGCATCGTGTTGAAGATAAACTAGACAGAGTTTTGCAAAGGGACTAATTCATGGCAATGTTCAAAGCATTTAAGCCTAGTGGCATGGAAAAGATAGCACGGTCTATGGGCTATCAAGGTGATATGCAAGGGTTCCAAGACTACTTGGCTACTAACCCAGCCCAACAGCAGCAGATGGATATGTACACCAACAAAGCTATGCAAATGGCTAAAGGTGGTGTAGTTAAAAAGTATGCACCGGGTGGTGTAGTCACCACAGGTGTCACAGGCGTAACTGGCACACCAATTGCCACACAGCCTACTCCTTCAGGTACAGCACCGGGTGTAACAGACTTTAGTGTACAGCAAATGTATGCACCGGGTGTGCCAGTTGGTGGTGAAACTGTAGCACAAACAATTGACCAAACATTTGACCCATCTCAATATGTCATGCCGGGTACTGGCACATTGTATGGTCAGGTAGCTACACCTACAGCTATGGCACTGACTGCTCAAGCACAACAGCCTACAACAACACAAGCTAATACAATGCAAGCAGCAACTGCAGCACCTGCTGTAGACAGCGCAATGAACGCTACGCAAGCTGCTCAAGCTAACCCACAAGACCCACGTTCACAAGTAACTGCTGCACAGCAGACTGCTTCATCTGTAGGCAATCTACAAGCTGCACAGGGTAATGCAGTTCTTATTAACAATCCAGTACAACGTCAAATACAACAAGGTGAATTGATTAGTGGCACAGGAGTTGATGCTACTAAAGCTGCACAAGTAACTGCACAGACACAGGCTGCTGCAGCTACAGCTAATCCATCAGCACAGACTATGGTGGCTACACAGCTTGACGGCTTAATGCAGCAGTTTCAGGGTGGTCAACCACCAGCATGGGCTGCAGGGGCTATGAGGGCAGCTACAGCGGCTATGGCTGCTCGTGGTCTAGGTGCATCATCTCTTGCTGGTCAGGCCGTTGTACAAGCTGCTATGGAAAGCGCATTGCCTATTGCACAGGCAGATGCAGCTACAGTAGCTAGGTTTGAATCACAGAACTTGTCAAACAGACAGCAATCAGCAATGCTGGCTGCAGAGCAACGTGCTAGGTTTTTAGGTCAAGAGTTTGACCAGACATTCCAGATGAAGGTAATGAATGCTAGTAAGATTAGTGACATTGCCAACCAGAACTTTACAGCAGAGCAGCAGGTACAGCTAGAGAACTCACGTGCTGCTAATACAATGAACCTGCAGAACCTGTCTAATCGTCAGGCGTTGACTATGGCTGAAGCTGCTGCATTGGCACAGCTTGATACAGCTAACCTGAACAATCGTCAGCAAGCAGCAGTACAGAATGCACAGAACTTCCTGCAGGTTGACATGGCTAACTTGTCTAATCGCCAGCAGACTGAACTGTTCAAGGCACAGCAGCGTACACAGGCAATGTTTACTGACCAAGCTGCACAAAATGCTGCACGTCAGTTTAATGCATCTAGCCAGAATCAAGTTGACCAGTTCTTTGCTAATCTGTCTAGCCAAGTGTCGCAGTTTAATGCCACACAGCAGAACGCACAGTCACAGTTTAATGCAGGTCAGACAAATACAGTTGCACGTTTCAACGCAGAGTTGAATAACCAACGTGACCAGTTCAATGCACAGAATCAGCTTGTGATTGCACAGGCTAATGCTCAATGGCGTAGACAGATTGCTACAGCAGATACTGCAGCCATTAATCGTGCTAATGAATTAAATGCTTCGGCTATTCTGGATATTAGTAAGACAGCTTATGATAATCTGTGGAATTATTATGCAGATACAATGGAGTGGGCAGTTACCGCTGCAGAAAACTCGCAAGATAGAATTGTTGACATGGCTATAGCAGAGTTAGACGCTAAAACACGTAAAGAAGTTGAAGATGAAAGGTCAAGCAGCGCAAATGGACAGGCTGTTGGCGGTTTAATTGGTACAGTTTTGGGTGCTGGTATTCAGTATGGGTTTAGTAATTTGTTTGGCTGTTGGGTGGCCCGTGAAGTATATGGTAACGGGGATGTTCGTTGGTTTGTATTCCGCACATGGTTACGTTATGATGCTCCAAAGTGGCTTCAAACATTATATAATAAACATGGTGAAGCATATGCCAAATTTATTAGTAACAAACCTGCACTTAAATGGCTTACCAAAAAAGCAATGGATATTATTGTAGAAAGAAAAAGGGTGAAACAAAATGCGTACATATAATCCTGCATTATCTACATACAAAACAATGAAGAGACAGGTAGAGAAAATGTCTCATGTAAAACAACCTACTAGACAACTAAGTGGGCTACTTGCTCCTATAAAAAAACAAGAGCAAGAAACAGATAATACAGATAGTCCTTTTGTTAAAGTTGCTAAACATTTTAAAATACTAAATGATAAGAGGAACGAAATTAATGGCTCGTAGGACCGATTATTCATTTGACGCACCTATACCCGGCATGGCCTTGACCGCAGAATTTGGTGCTAGACCTTGGCAATCTCCACCCGAACTAGCATCAGTTGACGATGCTATAGAATATTATTTGGAGCGTATGTCTAATGACGATTTTGCTGACCAGCTAATTGATGTTATGGAAATGGGTGTACCTGTAGCTGATGTGGCAAATACATTACAGCTTGGCGCGGTTATGGAAGGGGTACACTCTCTTGACGTAGGTATCCTAGTAATGCCTTTGCTGACTGAAATGATGATGTTAATTGGTGATAGTGCTGGTATTGAGTACGATTCTGGTCTGGAAGATAACCCAAACAAAGACAGAGTAAGGCGTAGTCTTGTAGAGAAAACGCTTAGAAAACTAGAAGATAATATAGAAGATAATAAACAAGATGATGAAACGCCAGAAGAAGAAACGGAAGAAACCTCTACTGGGTTAATGGCACGGAGACAATAATGAAAATTCGGTTAGCTGATGTAATAGGTGGTGCTGCTAAAAGTTTAGACACTCGTTTGCAGGAGGACATGCGGCGAACAGAAGAACGTGCGGAAAATGTAGCCAAAGAACGTAGGTTGACAAGGGAAGCCCAAAAACAAAAAGACAAAGAGTTTGAAGAGGCTATGACAACATACGCACAGGGCATACAATCTACGCTTGGTCCAAACGCTACAGCGGCAGATGCCGTAAGGATTATCAAAGACTATGGTGGAAACCTTGTTGGTGCTGAACGTGCATACAAAGCATTCACAGAAAGTGCAGATGCTGGCATTGACGTTAGTACTTTGGTTAAGTTTACAGCAGGTACTGATACAGCAACACTTCCTGAGTTGGTAAGTAGCTTACGTCCTTCAGGCACCTCTATGCAGCCATTGGGTGCAGGTGAGGTTATAGGCACAGGGTTTTTGAAAAAGGTAGATTTATCAGAACGAATTAATGAGCAGGTGCCTATTACAGCACAAACAAGACAAACATTTGATATAGGTACAGCAACTGTAGATAGAAAAGGTTTATTAGCAGGCATTGAAGGCCAAGCTAAAATAAGTCAGGGTGATAAAGACAAAAAGAATAGCACATACACTGCACTACACGTTCAACTTACAGAACAAATAATGGCAGAGCAGGATAAACCTAATCCCAATCAGACTTTACTTAACGAATTAACCAAGAAGAGAGATGAAGCACACAAGCAGTGGCTGACATTCCAGCTAAACGAAGGCGGTGCTACCGACTCTGCAGGTCAGTTTGATAGAGACTTAGTGACAAGCATACCTACCATTATCAAAAGCTATAAAGATACTGCAATGTCTAAGTTTGCAGTAAAAGGTATTGATGGAAAAATATCTACTGTTATAGCTGGTAATGAAGGTGAAGCATTTGACTTGGAAAAATCATCGTATCAAGAAATTATAGACACGGGATATGCAGATGCTTCAAAGTTCGGTCTTCTGCATCAAAACGCAAGAGCAGCTATAGCCTCAGTTGATAGGCAAATTTTAGCTTATAAAAATAAAGCAGAGGTAAATTATAATAGATTAGTTAACGAAGACCCTAATCTTGTTCAATCAGGCTACACAAAATTTATAGACCTAACAGGTCAACAAAATGTTACTATGAGCAGTTTAAAGGAACGTGCTAACGCTGGTGAGTTTAGTAAAAATGCTGTTGTTAAATTTACAACAACAAATGCAAAGGGACAAGTAGGTACAGTAAAACTATTGTGGACAGGGTATAAATTTATATGACCTTAGAACAAGCAAGTCAAACTGACGCAGAACTTGAGGCGTTAATTAATCAACAATTTGAAGTACAAAATCAGATTGATAATGATGTTCAACCTGACCTTGTTGCTACTCCTGATGTACCTGTTGTGCAAGAAAGAGAAGTAGAATCTCAATCAAGTGATGAATTAGATAAACTAATAAACGACTCTTTTGAACCTGTAGATACTTACGTCCCACCCCAAAATCGTGTTGAGAAAGACCCGATGATGTTGCAGTATGATGACAATGGTGATGTCATTGGTGTTGTACCCCGTCCCCCTAAACCAGAACAACCAGTCGATACAGAAACACTATCTCGTTATGAGAAAGCAGTAGCTGAAGCCGATAGCACTGAAGCGATGCTAAATGAAGTTGCTATGGCTGTTGACTTCTCTTATGAAGAAGAACAGGCAGCAATACAAGCCGCCAACGAACAGGCGGCTATGCAAGAAGCTATGCTGGGTATGCCCGGTATGGGTCAATTTATGCTGCCAGAAATAGACTTAGACAAAGATGTAATTGTAAACAACGCTCGTAGAGATAAGGCTATTGAAAAATTAGTTATACCTAAGATGGATGATGGTCCTCTTAAAGACTTCATAGCATATGGTGGGGCAGATGCTTTTGATGCTATGATTTCTCTAGGCATGTCTATGCAACAAGCAGGTGCTGCGAGTGTAGATGCGGCACAATCTTTCTTTGAAACGTGGCAAGAGACTAACGAAGCAAGCTATGACTTCTTTAATAAGTATATAGCCAACGGTGCTAAACAAAGCCCTAAAAATGCAGCGGAGCAATGGGGCAGAGAAATGATAAATTTCTTTACCATGCTAGAGGCCATTCCAGTATTAGGTTCTATATCTACGTTAGGTAGACAGTATAAGGATGCAGCAAAGATTGCACAAAAGGAAGCGAAGAAATTAGCCAACAACAAACGATTTAATCTTGAGTTAGCTACAGCTAGTACCGCCCAACAGAAATCAATAAAGCGTGGTGAGGCCACTAAAGTAGCTTCAACAACAGAAGGTCAGGCTATACGTGAGCAACTCATAATGAGTTTTGAACAGGCTATTGGCGCACGTAGTAAAGACGCATATGATTCTGCAGGTAATCCTGTAATTATTGATAAAGACTTACTTATATCTGTGACGGATGATGGTGTAATTAAGTTAGACAATCCTGCAGCCAAAGAAGCTGCTCGTAAAAAGTTGGCTGAATATGGTTCTAGTAAGCGTAGCGATAAAGCGTTGGAAGCGTTTGGTCTTAAAGATGCACCTGAAGATGATATCCCTGACTTCCTTATTAATGATGATGGTGAACTCACTATACCTATTATTAAAGCGGAAAACCTAGACTCTTTTACCGCTATTGCTAAACAGTTACTGGACAGAAAGCCAGAACTGTATGACCCATCAAAAGGTTTGGTGGATAATCTGTTTGAGTTTTCTGTTAATAAAGACATTATACCAGCAGATGAATTGTTAGACCTGCTCAACAAGTATGATATTAACTTTGAAGAGTATGCTACAATGATGCTAGGCTCTGCTTCTGAAGCAGGTAGAGTACTAAACAAATTCTCTCAAATATCTCAACGTGTAAAACCAGCTAGTGCTAAACGTGCAGCAGAAGAAAAAGCATTCTTTGATAGCATGAATGGGCTGCAGAAGTTTGTCGTGCGTGTTGAAAACATCCGGCGAGGACTTTTAGTATCTCAGTTAGCTACTGCAGGTAGAAACCTGTCATCTGCTGTTGTACGTGCGCCTCTTGAAGGCTTGGGCAACATGCTGGATACTGCATTATATAATTTCAGTAATGCAAAAGGTCCGGTAAACAGCCTAGCTGCTGGTTTTAAAACATTTAAACCGGGTGAAGGCAACTGGACAGGTAGCTTCAGACATATGCGTTATATGTTTGACCCTACAAAGATGCGTGACTCTAAACAGATAACTGATTTTGTGTTAAGTAACGACAAGTATGCATCACAATTTGATATGATGTTTAATACGATTAACGAGATTCGTAAAAGCACAGGCGCAGGTAAAGCAAAAACAAAACTTGGTAAAGGTGTAGATGGCATATTAAATGTCGCTGAAGCGGGTGTTGATGTATTAAACTTGCCAAACAGATGGCAAGAGTTCTTGATTCGTAGGGGTGCGTTTACAGGTGAACTAGAACGACTTGTACAAAGAGAATATGGCATTGATTTAGTGCAAGCATTGAACAATGGCAGACTGCCTGACCTTATGAACGATGCATCTGACCTTGTACCTAAAGGTAAGCGGTCATTTAATGAATTAGTTGCAGACGCTACAGACAAAGCACTAGACATTACTTATGCCAAGCAACCTGAAGTGCCTGTGTTTAGGGAAATTACATCTTTCATTACACGCACGGGTCTAACTGCTGTTGTCCCATTCCCACGCTTTATGTTTAACAGCATGGAACTTGCAGGCAATTATTCTGCTGGCGCATTTGCTCCTGTTATTAAACGTAGTATTGCAGCAGGTAGAGGAGATTTAGCTACAGCAACAGCTAAAATGACAAAGAAAGACCGTCAGCAAATATCTCGTAACATTATCGGTGCCGCTGTCATACTTCCTGCAGCCATGATGTATAGAAGCGAAAAGTATAATGACGATGTACCGTCTGATTATAAGATGCTGAAGACGGACAATGGACTTATTGATACTACACCACAGTCACCTATACTAAGACAGGCACTGTGGGTGGCAGAGGCTATTCATCGTGGTCTATTAGCTAAAGTGGGTGGCCCTGAAGGTGACGGTACATTCCGTAACTGGCTAGACTTTGATGACATGAAGCAAACTTTCTTAGGCACAAATGTTAGAACAGGTACAGGCGCAGTTATCTTTGAAGATATAGCCAAGATGATTGCTACGGCTGACTCTATTGGCGGTGAGAAGGGTAAAGAAATGTTGGGTGAAGCACTGGCAGAGTATGGTGCTACTTACCTGACCCCTCTTACACAGGTCATAGAGATACAGCGTATACAAGGCTCACGTCCATCCGTGTTTAAAGATGTACGTAGAGAAGCATTAATAGGTAAAGACCCTAAAACTGGTGAAGAGTTTGAGGGGCCGTTTATGCGGGGTGTTAAAACTGTAATTGACAGACGTGGGTTTGGTGACATCTTTGACCCCGGCTCACAAGAGGACTTACCTGCACGAGAAACAGTATTTCAAGAGGAAGGTAAACCACGTGAACGTATTGGCATACCTCTAAAGTTATTTACGGGTATTGGTTTGAGTGAGGAGTTAAGTGAGGCAGGGCAGTTCATGGAAGAACTAGGATATCGTGACTTTAAAATACCTAGTCGTACTATCTCAAAGGGCTTTAACCAGTATGAGACACGTTTCTTGAGAAGAATGTTGCCCTCTATCGTTGAGGTAGTTAAGAGTCCAGAGTTTGTATCTGAAGCTAGACAAAGAGCAAGACAAAACAAAGAGCCTAATGTTAAGGCGTTTGTTAATAAGGAAAGAATTGCCTATATAGATGCTGCAATCAAGGCATACAAGTCACAGATAGATGATTATATTGCAGACAAAGACGCTGGGGATATGGTCACACCAGATGGCTCACCTATTGACGGTAATCTAACTATGTATCTACGGCTTATGCAGCAGTACAGAAGGCTGTCTCCATCCGCAAGAGATAGAGCATACCAGAATCTGCCGCTGTTGATTCGTGAAGGTAATCTAAAGAATAAAGAACCGAATCTTGGCGATGCAGAACATCTAGCTGCAATGGTTACGTTTGCGAAGGCACAACCAAAGCCATAAAACTTATATGCAGTCACATATATCATTAGCTAGTCCCATACCAAATGCATATAGCAACCAGCCAATGATAACAGCAAACGGTGTATACTTAACGATTGTCACCGTCACCTTGTAAACGATTCCTAGCTTTCCTGTCAGCAAGTTTCTCCAAGTTGTCTTCCATGATTCTACCAAGATTCATATCCACTTCTCTAGCAAGCATTGCGCAGTACCACAATACGTCACCTAACTCATGTCCTATGGCATTTAACTTAGCGTGATACTCTTCTCTGTCTGCACCGTCACGTATTAGCTTCTTTACTTTGTTAGCAATCTCACCAGCCTCACCAGCAAGCCCAAGAGTTAAATACTCAAGGGCTTTTTCTTTAGGGAAGATGGCAGTCTCTGCTGCTTTGTTTTGATATTCAGTTGCTGTAATGTTACTCATATATCTCTCCTTCATCCACTGTTTAGCTTCTTCCTCTAGCCTCATTAAACTGTACCTCTTCTAGCTGCTCATAGTAGGCATCGTTCCACCCACGTTGCCACTCACGTGCTTGCATAGTATGTGTGTCCATATTAGGACGATGCTCAACAAAGATATTTTTCTTACCCTTCTTAGTCATCCTACCACCATGCTTAAATGCTTCGTAGCCCCACTGGTATTGAATACGCAGTGGAGCATCATACTTACTTAAACCATTACGCCGCATCTTTAGTCTCCTTAAATGCTTTGATTACGTCAGAGGAAAATAGCTTCTGCAGATTAAGTAAGTACATACGTGCTGCATTATTATCCCCACCAGAAACACTACGCTTGCTATCTAAGTTAGCAATGATACGCTTGAGGCTGTTCGTGTCAAAGACAATCGTAGCGAATGTCTCATCACCAATGCACAGGTTATGAAACCAGTAGTCTGATTCAGTGGCATTGATTCCGCTAGGCTTGCCATAACATTCATATTCAATAGCTATGTTGCCTGTCTTCTGCCACACGTCACGTTCACTCTTTACCTCAATCTTCTTATCCTGTAACATATCTGCTACCATTTGTTCACGCACCTTCCCATACTCAAGGTCAATGTCAAACTTCTTGCGGTCTTCAATCTTTGGTTCTAAATTTTCCATATCAACTCCCCTTAATCCAAGTAGCTTTCTTGTGGTGTTCTTGTTCTAAAAAAATTACCATGTTCTGGGTGGTCTTTCAAGAACTTTCTTGCGTAATGAGAAATCCAACCATCACTAATCTTAAATTCTGAATCATCTTCCCTTATCGCTGTCTCCCATCTCATACGATGAAATATAGCTTTAGCTGAATAGTATGCTTTTACTGAGGCCATTTCTTTTGCAAACCTACAAAACATTTCATATATTTCAGGATTGTCTTCGTGGTGTTTTTCAAAGTTTTCTTTAGTCCACTTTCCGTTCAACATCATCTTTCTCCTTTGCTTTTTGTTTCAACCATTCTTCTCTGCAAGGGTGATGAGCAGGTGGGTTATGTTGCACCCACCCATCACCTGTTTTCCACACTACACTCATGCTGCAGCAATGTCAACTATTTCACAGACACCTGCAGTACAAGCCAACTCACGTCCACCTGATGTAGTATCTTCCTTCTCAAACTCTTGAAGCAAAGACCAGTCTACATTCTTTGGCATTTTAGCTGACCACTCTTTGTATGTGTCAGCATCAATGTCCTGATAAGGTGCTTGCTGATATGTATGCTCACTGAATGGCAGGAAGCTGATACCGCTGACCTCATCAAAGTGTTTGTACACCCACGCACCTACAGCCATCCACTCATGTTCCTTTACAGAGATGGTGACCGATGGTTTATGTTCACACCAGTGACGCTGGTAAGTCAGCCACAGTTCAAGCTGTTCAATGGCTGTCATACCTGTGCGTGTCACTGCGTTCTTAGGTGACTTCATAGGGAATGAGAAGACTGTAGTGCTGTCGGGTTTCATTACGTCTGGCTCACTAGGTATGCCCTGTGAAATCAAGAACTGTGTCAATGGGTCTTTGTTGTCCCCACGGACAGTGCGAATGTAATATGGATTGTGTCTAGCATGAATACCAGATGCACTATCCACAAGCTGTGATACTGTACCACTAGGCTTGACGCAAGTAATAGCTGCTGACTGATTGATGCCAAGCTGTTGTGACATAGCTGCGTTAGCTTCAATGGCAGTAACACGTAGCATCTCAAGTGTATCGGCTACCTCTTTACCTTTATGCAATGCAGCACAGTCCATGATGCCTGTCAGTGATACACCAAGCAAGCGTTCTTCCTCTGTATTATTCTTCCAAATCTTACGCAGATAACGGAAGTTTGTTAGTGTAGCTTGGAATGTACCCAGAATAGTAGCAAGCCGTACCTTCTCTTTCAAGGACACAAGCGTATCTGTTTCACGTGCAACTACCTCAGACAAGTTACAGAACTGGTATGGACGAAGGATAATCTCAGAGCAAGGATTACAACCAAAGTCTTGGTCAGCATCACGCCTACCATTCTTGGCTGCTTGCTTTTTGGATGATTCACGATTAAAGATACCACGTTCACCTGACTTGCTGTCGTACAATGACAACCATTCACGCATGAATGTACCCATCTCAGGCTTCTGCTTGTACGCTACAGAGTTATTAGCCAATGCACGTTGACCTTCATTCTCCCACCACTTACCTGACTTGGCGTGTGCCATCTGGTCATCATTAAGATTAGACAAACTGATAAGGGCTGAACGGCGTACACCGCCAACGACTACCACCTCACCAATCTTACACATGATGTCGTGACATTCAATTGGGTACAGCCTACGACCTGCAGCACCCTTGAACTTCTCAATGCAGAAGTCAAACAATTCAATCAAAGGCTGTGGCCCTGATGCACGTCCACCGAATGTCTTCAGTCTTGCACCTGCTGGACGTACCTCTGATACGTCAAACTTAGGAACCTGACCAGAGTAAAGCATAGCAATCAGTTCCTTCAGTGACTTGGCCCAACCGGGGCGGCTATCACCCACCTTGATTACTGTGTCTGTGTTATGAAACTCTTCATTCACAATAGGCAGCTTCTCAATATTGTGACGTTCAACGCTAAAGCCAACGCCAGTGCCACACATAAGGATGTACATAGTCTCATCAAACGCACGTGGGCTGTCCACAGGAACGTATGAGCAGTTGTATCCACCTACGTGGCAACGGTCTAATGCTGGCCCAGCAGTCATCAAGGCCCTCATGCTAGGCATGATAGACTGATTGAGTACAGCTTCTTCTAGTTCGGCCCTCAATGTATCTGGTAGCTTATAGCCATTGTTAGTAGACAAATGGTTAGCCATATAATCAAAGTATCGTTTGACAGTTTCACCCCATGTCTCCCTTCGTTGTTCATCTTCTTTCCACCTTGCGTAGCGTGACAGTGCTATGAAGTTCTGGTAGTCTGTAGGTAATGTATTACTAATCATCTCTTTACTCCGTAATCGTTCTTATGTTTCTAATGTTAGCACCTTCAATATCATAAAAGTATTCTTGGATGCCTTCCTCTAATTCCTCGCCCACCTGCCCATCAGCAGGGACGGGATATTCTTCATCGTCAATATCAATGGTGATGAACATCTTAACTCGCATCTGCCATTACCTCTTCAATCAACTTATCCAGATACCATCTGGCCTTCTCTAAATCCTCTACAGGTTTATCCTTGTAGTCAAATCGCCACAAGTACTTCAGTATATTACCTTGCAGATAATATTTGAAGCCATCACCAGTAGCTGCAGAGATAGCATGAATACATTCAATACCTGTTTGATTGTAATGCGGTGGACTGTTGACCATATCTACTGCATCTAATTGCTTATTAGCTTGCTCAGATTTAATGTTCATCCACCTATTATCTACCTCTGCAGCTTTAGCTTTCATAAACTGTTCATGTCTCATCATGCATTCCCCTTTGTCCTGCTGTTAAAGTGAAGGTGTACTACATTACCATCGTAGGTCTTTTCCACACCCATTTCTTCCTCTAGTTCTACATCAATATCCATCTCGTTGTCAATAACTTTTGTGACATACTCGTGAACAATATTGCGCAGTTCTTCAACCTCTTCCATAACAGGAACGGCTGCACACATCATCTTAGCAAAGTGCATGACCTGCCAGTAGTCTTCATCATCCATAGGATTCTCAGGCATAGCCATTATAGATATGTCAACTTCACCTGACCACTTTCCATCGTTATCAGCGAATGGTCTGACACGTATAAGGAAGTCCTCATTCTGTATTTCTTTAGATAGTTTGTCCATTATATCCATACTCATCTCCTTTTTACTTTCGTGCCGCCAAACTTAATAAACTTTGGATGCTTGTTCTTACCCTTTTCTTTCAACCAATCTTCGGGAATAATCCTGTCATAGTATAGAAAGCCATATTTAATACACCATTCACCGTAGGTAGACTTAGCACCCTTACGTAGTTTGCGTCTGCTACTTTCAAACACAAAACGAATATCCAATTTGGGATGCTGCTTTTGTATAGCCAGATGCTTGCGTCTATCTGCTGCGGTGAACATACCTTTTGTTTCAATGATGATGCCGTTGGACAGCACGAAGTCTGGTGTGTAGGTTCTGTATGCAAGGTCTTCCCACTCAATCTTAACTTGCTCATATAAAAAGTCTACTTTGAGTTCAGTTAGGTAGTCAGACACCTTGAGTTCCAGACCGCTACGGTAGCCATACTTTCGTGCTGCCCTGAATTGTTTTGCGTTAGGCAATGTCACGCCATTGAATAAATGGATTGCGGTAGCCTAAAGCCTGTAGTTCTTCTCGCAAAACTTTATCTGCTTCATTACGCGCTGATATCGCCGCACGTAGACCTGCAGTCTTCCGTTCACGATACTCCTTGCGAAGTTCTGCAAGGTGCAGTTCCGCTTCCTTGATTTGCTCTGCGAGTTCATTAAGTTCAATCTCCATTCATATACTCCTTTGCTAGTTCAACATATGCCACAATGGGCGGGTTCTTTGCTTGTGACTTTACAGCAGGGCGTTCAGTAATATTATCCCAACAATCAAAACGGTAATTGCAAAATCTGCATCCGTCATTAAGGACTTTATTACCTGTGGGCTTGCCACGAAAAGTCTCAGGCACTGGTTCAAAACATCTTTCAAACTTATTCTCCTTCACTGTCTGTACTGTTTTGCTAATCTCCCTTACTTTTTCATCGACATCTAACCCTGTGGCTGGGACATACTTGAACTGACCATTGGCTTTGTTTACTACCCACCAGCCACCTGCTTTCTTGCCTGATGCTTTGGCGTAGCCAGCTAACTGAGCCACATACCCGAAGCCATCACCGCTGGCAAGAGTGTCATAGGATTCAAACTTGTTTCTATATGACCAGTCTGAAGCTGATTTAATATCATCAACTGCACCATCAATGATGAGGTCATAAGAACCAGAAACGCTATCGTCACCAAGGTCAAGAGAAACTTTATCCGTGTCTTCATACTTTACTCCTGCTTCTTTAAGGATGCCTTTGAACACTGCTTCAACAATGTCTCCAATCATCATGTTCATTACGAATGTTGTCGGTAGAGGAACAGCTACCTCTGGCTTGTTCTTGTCGTACCAGAGTTGACAAGTTGGCCTACCTACGTTTGACATACGTAGACTAAACTCATCACGCTTGTTACCCCCACCGAACTGACGTGCTGCAGCAGCCATCACATCAAGCCCAATCTGTTTGATTGTCTGTTGTGACATACTTGATTTGCCTGTTACAGCGTTCTCAAGATACTGGTGCAGTGCCAGTTCAGCAGGGTGATTCATTACGCTACCTCTTCTTCAAACTCAACATCAACAACACCGTCAATGTCTACCTCATCCAAGTCCATGTCGTTCTTGCTTGAGGCTTTCTCTGCGTAGGAATTAATGATGTACTCGTTGTAGTTAGTCACCCAAGACATGAAGTCAGCAAACTTCTCTTGGTCATCCTGTGTGAGTTCCACTACATTCGTAAGGTCCAATGATGTGTTAGGCAAGTAGAAGCTATTACCGTTAGGCAGCTTACGCTCTTCAGTATTCAGCGTAACATTATGCTGCACAGGTAGACGCTTCATCTTGGCAAGCTGTGTAAACACACCACCTACAGTCTTGAATGCATCCTTATTCTCTACTTCCCAAATGAATGGGGTAGTCTCAACATCTACAGGCTTACCATCAGCATCCTTTGCGTTGACCAACTCAACTGTACCAAGTACTACACGTACACGCTTGACAGAACGAATGAGTTCTTTGGTTGCGTCTGGTAGTGCTTTGAAGTCTTCAATCCAACCAGAGGGCTTACCACAATTAAAGCCGCCATCGTTGTCTTTCAAGTCCATGTTAAGCGTATCAGCCATAACTGTCTTGACATAGCGGTTAGGTTTACCTGCGCTACCCATAATAAACTTCTTATACATAAAGCGTTGCAGGAAGGGACGCATCACTGCAGATTCGGCATAGTACGTAGGCCCATCAGGAATCTCTAGCTTGTATGTACCACCCTTAACCTTGATGGTATCAGAGCCAAGGATAGGTGAGTGGTTAATGCGCAGACGAGCAAGGAACATACCCTGTTTCTTCTGTGCAGGTGCCTCATTAGCAAGACCCATAGCCTTTGCCATCTCAGCGTAGTTGTTAGTATCAATCGTTGTAATATCGTTCATGTTTATTAACTCCTTTTCAGTTGTAAGATGCATAGTTATATCAGGTTACGTCCTTGGTGTCAAGCCAATTCGGACCTATTTTTGCCTCTAATAATAAAGGCACATTGAACTCAACACCCCAGCGTTGGGTGATGAGGTAAGGCAGTGCTTTATTAGTGTTATCTATGACTTTGATTACCTGTTGTTCTTCATCAGGATGTACGTCAATAACGATACTGTCATGCACTGTATTCACTATACACGATTGCATACCCTTGAGCAAGTCATCAATATGCAGTAATGCGATAGGCACAATGTCTGCTGTAGCAAACGATTGCACAGGGTAGTTCTTAATCTGTGTAAAGTGTGAGACACGTCCAGTGTGCTTACGTACCACATCAGGGAACGCAAACTCACGACCACTAGGCGTGGTAATCTTTCTTGTGTTCACAGCTTCTTTAGCCAGTCTGGTATGCCAAGCGGCAACCCCTTGGTATTTGTCTGTGAAGTGTGTGTAGTACTCTGCTTCCGCTTTTGTTCTACCGAAGCCTGTCGCACCGTAGAGTGGTGCGAATGTATGCGCTTTCGCATCCTGTCTACTCGTAGGTTGACCAGCATCACTAATAACTTTAGCGGTGTATGAGTGTACATCAAATCCAGTAGATACTTCTTCAATAGCAACCTCATCTTGTGATAGGTAGGCTGCAGCACGGAACTCCAACTGTGCGAAGTCAGCTTCCATTACCTTGCCACCAACAAATCGTGACACAAATACTTTCTTAACAGGGAATGTGCCGCCACGTGGCATATTCTGCATATTAGGGTCAGCACCAGAGAAACGACCAGTAGCTGTACGATGCTGTAATAAACGTACGTGTAGCTTACCATCCTGCTTTGTGTGTGTACTGATACCCTCAACAAAGGACGATAGGTATGTGTCTACTGCACTAAGCCTACGCACTTTGTATAGGAAGTCAACAGCGTCAGTCATGCCACGCTGCTTGGCAGCAGACTCTAGCAACTCTAGGTTCTGCTTGCTGGTGCTAAAGCCATTGGCACTTGCCCACTTAGCTGATGGTGGCTTAAACTTTAGCCCCGCCAAGTCCACAGTAGGTATAAGCAGATAACCAGCCCCATCACAGCGTGTACATTTATTTGTTCTAGCAAATGGTGTTCCATCTTTCTTAACCTTTCGTATCTGTCCAGTACCATTGCAGTCCTTACACTGTTCTGCAGTAGTCTTGTATATCTTTTCTGTACCACCAGCAATCAAGCTACGGAAGTCTGCATCATCCATGTATGGGTCAATGGCGTTGCCCCAATACAGCTTGTCAACAACCTTGCGGCTGTAGATAACCCAAGACAATTGCTCTGGGCTATTGAGATTGATAGGTGTGTCACCCATCAGCTTACGTACATGAGCCTGTAGGTCATCTGTAAGTTGCCGCTTCTCGTTCTCAAACTCCTCACGTACTTCTTCCAGCTTAGATAAGTCTACGGCAAAGCCACGCTGATAGATACGTGCAAGGCACACAGCTACCTGATTGGTCAGGTCTACTGTACCACGTAGGCCACTGTCTGCTGGTGTGTTCAAACGATACATCAGCTTGTCAGCAAGTTGCTGCGTAGCATGAAGGTCAGCAGACAGATACTCACACAACTCATTGTATGGTATATCACGTGTGCTGTAGCCTTGCTTGAAGTATTCCTTCAATGTATCCTGCTTCTTGGTGTTCAGTTCGTAACGCTCTGCACAAGCCTCAAGTGACAACGGCTCTTTGATACCACGCTGTAGCACATACTCTGCAAGCATCGTGTCAAACACAGGCCCGTCATACGTAAAGCCTGACTCCCATAGCCACAGCAAGTCATGCGCTGCGTTGTGGCAGATGAGTATAGTGGCCTCGTCAAGATACCATTGCACACGCTCGTAGTAGTCCTTCTGGTTTGGCACATCAGCGTGGTCAAACGGGAAGTGCTGCTCCATACCTTGGTCAGTCAGTACACCAACCATAGTCAGTGAGTTCTCTGGCTCAAAGGGGTCAAGGTGCATCTTACCATCACGCTTGGTGACGGTGTTCTCTACATCAAGTGTTAGCTTCATCCTTCATACCTCGCAGTCTGATAGTTAAGATTGACATTCACCATACCGTGCCAGCCATTCAGCTTGTTCTTCACGATGTTGATATGGCGTAGTGGGCTATCTTCCTCTTGGCCTTCCACGCTAGGTGACTTGCCAATCAGTATCATCAAGTCAGCTTCAGCAGCCTTACCTGTACGTGAGCCTTCCATCATAGACTGATTAAGCTGTGACCTGCCCTCTGCCTCTGCAGATAACTGTGACATATAGAATACAGCACAGTCGTATGTCTTGGCAATCTGCCGTGCATAGATAGCACAAGCCTTGAGTGCCTCATCAGGTCTGGCATAGTTACCTGCCACACCGAACTTGTCACCCATATCAAGCACAAGGATGTCGGGGTTGTTAGCCTTGCAGACTGATTCAACCCACGCCATGTCACGACCACCTGCATCTTTAATCCTGATGTTATTCATCACAGGTTCATACAGTGCCTTGGCCTTGCCCATGTTGTCACGTACTTCACGAGCAGTCATACCTGCTGCAGCAGTTAAGTATCTAGCACCGACACGGTGGGTAGGTTCCTCGTTACACAGGATGATGCACTTGGCACCCTGATGTGCGAAGCCACCCGGCGCAGCAATCAAGCTGGCGTGGAAGGATGTCTTGCCAGTGTTAGGCCGTGCGCCTACCTCAATCAACTGCCCACCTGACACGCCCTCTACCTTACGTGTTATGCTTGGTACGTTGAAAGACCACTTGGCTTCCAGTTCAGCTTTAGCCATGAGTGTTTCAATCGTGATGTCATCCCACTCAATGTTGAGGTTGGGAATGAAGTCATCACCATAACGCTCAAGCAAGTTGCGTAGCTTCTCAAGTGTGGCACTGTCACCATTCACCATGTCGAAGCCTATGTTAGCAACATCTTCGCCAACAACCTGCTGGAATAGTTTAGACAGCACCTCTTGTGCTATGTCACTACCCATTGGCTGTTCACGTTTGATAGATGCAAACATAGAAGCATAGCCCTGCTTCTGTGCAGTAGTCAGTGTAGGATTGTTAGCCATGAACAATGCCTCAACCTCATCGGGTGTGACAGTACGTTCATACCTATCCATAGCCGTGTCGATAGACTCTTTAATCTTACGTGCATCCTTGCTGAACAAACGTGGTGGGCATTTGCTACCACGATGGTCATCATAGAACGACTTATCCATTAGGCTTCTAATGATTGATAATTCCATTTAAGTTCTCCATATCTGTCGGGTTACGATATTTCAAATCATCATTCAAACGTAGGACACGAACATCGTTCACGTGTCCACGCAGTTCCTTTGCCATCTGCAAAGTCTTTGGTAGTGCATCGGGGTCTAATGCAATTACGGCTGTTGAGAACTGTGCGAGATACCCTTTATGCGACTCTTGTAGAGATGTACCAAGAAGCGCAACCCCGACAAAGGATTTGCCACCAACCACGGCTGCACTCACACAGTCCTCAACAACAACTGCGACTTTACCACAACCAACGGCGTATGGCAAGCCACTTTTTCCATATCGTTTCCATTTAGGTAATCGCTTACCAATGGCACGGCCTGTGGCATCAACGGTCTTACCGTCATGCACTACAGGAAATACAATCCTATCATCCTTCACATCATACATCACACCCAACTCATCTGGGTCTAGCTGATACCTGTAACAGAACGCAAGCACTGTGCGCTTGTTCCTGTGCGGCACGATGTATTGCGGCATATCAAATGTCTCATCAGCAAACTCTGCTACATTACCCATGCCAGACCGTATGTCATCTACGGTAAGATGCACACGGTTGCCGCCACTTACATTACAGGATGCCTTGTAACAATTCCACACAAGGCTACCCAAGTTGTTAGTAATAGTGAAGGTCTTGTACCCACCACAGTTAGGACAGTCCATACGTTTAGTCTGTCCATTGGGTACATCTATATCACTTATAATGTTATATATATTATTCATATAATACTCACTTTCTTTGCGGCAGTTAAGTGCTTTTACCATGTGCTTTACGTGCTGTCAAGGCACTATTTGCACTGGCGTATGTATTTTTCATGTATGGTTTTACCGACTGTGGGTTGCTGTGTCCTGTAACCGACATGATTTGTCCCATACTTACACCTGCCTCTACCATTTGTGTTGTACCAGTACGCCGCAAGTCCATCAGCCTTAGTTCTTCAGGCAGTCCAGCTTCCCGCATGACAGCCCTTCCAGCTTTGGACAGTCTCTCCATGCTGTATGGATGGTACTCGCCCTGTACAGGCGTTGTGCGCGGAACAACGTACCGTTGAAAGCCGAAGTCTTGCTCCTGTTGTGTCAGCATCTCAAGCAAGTCATTTTCTATGGGTAAAGTTACCTCTGCCCTACGCTTGGACTGCTCAAGATATAGCTTGCGTTCCTCTAGGTCAATGTTATCCCACGTCAGCAGACGCATATCACCTAGTCGCTGACACCATTCGTATGCCATGTGTACAATCAGGCCAATGCTACGCCACTGAAACTCACCATAGGCAGTGTCAAGGAAGTTGCGTACATCATCCTCTGTCCACACAACTTTGCGTTGTGGTGGTGTCTTGCGCCTGACGTTGGCAAAGGGATTGACTGTAGCATACTCCATGTCAATAGCGTAACGAAACAGGATAGATGACACAGTACATATGTGGTTGGCAAGGCTAATGCCTCGCTCAACCCATGCTTCGTATGCGTGTTTGGCTTGCTTACTTGTGAGTTCACAAAAATTCACAGAGCCAAAATCATCTAGCATGACACTAAGAAAGTATTGATAGTCCTTCTTAGTTCTGTCTCGTAACATCTTGAAATCATTGGAAGTATAGTACTTATCCACAAGATGTTTTACAGTACGCATTAGTACTTCCTTTCATAAAACCTGATACCAGCAAACTCATCACAATACTCTTTGATTGTTTTGTTATTTACTTTCTTGCCACCTTCATAGCATATGTTCTTTTGAAGATAGGACAACGCTTCTTCTTCGCTGTCCATATCTTTGTAGTTTGTGTCAGTGTACCAGTAGTCACCTGCACCATCGGCATCAAAGCCCATGTTGTCATAATCCATTGCTAGTATGTACTTCATGCCGCAATCAACTCCTTGAACTGCTTGCTTTCAATCCACTGAGACACCTTGTTCTCACGCTGGAACATAGACACAGCGTTGGTATCCTTGCCAGTATTACGCAATCCAAACCCATTACGCTCATCAGCATAGCTGGCGTAGTTGGTGAAGGCAGAGTACAATGCCCACACATTCTGACCACGCACTGATGCCTCTTGGTTGTACAAGGTAAGCATCTTGTCTGCTGTG